TGGTTCAATCCAACCTGGCAACCTGACACAGTACACCAAGAGCTTTGGTCTTGTGTGTATCCCTGTTTACAACAAGGTTGGTATCAGCACTGCCAAAGCTGTGCAGTCTGTTGTTGATACCATCTTTAATCAGGGGCAACCTGCCATCTCCACGGTGAGGCGGTGAGTCTCACCCGAGACTCCAGTGGCCACCTAGCCCAAAACCCTGATTTTTCTGCAATTCTACTGCAGACGACCTAGAACCCATCCACCGCAACAAAAACACCGATTTTTCTCAAAATGAACTCCAAGAACTGGAAAGCCTATTGTCAAACTACATTTAACTCATTGGGGGCTAATGTAGACAACTGGGGCAACCCTGATTTCTTCCGACCGATCACGCGATTGTACTACATTGGTGTGTTTGATTGTGGGCAGGTGAATCATCTTGGATTGATAAGCGAAGATGCAATCAATTATCCCAAAGAACGTACATTTGATCACTGTCTGTCGCCACAATTCATCGGTAGGATGATTATGGACAACCCAGACAAGTATCTCTCTGATTATGATATATTTGAGAACCTGTTCTGGTTATCCTGTTCTACAATTACAGTTACCAAGAATGAGAACAAGCGGTTAAGTATGCTAACGGAAAATGATGGTGTCAATTATAGAGTTTATATTCCAACTAATCTCAAGTATCGACATCTTCGTATCAAATTGTATCAGAAAAATGGAACTAGGTGGTCTGATGCTATAGAATGTGATGACAATATCATCCCTGCACCATCTGATTTATTGGAATATGAGAAGAAGTTCTTAATCACTAATCAAACAGGTCCATTGATGGAGTTTTTGGTATGAAAGAAGGATTCACGATGTATAAGGATCTTTATGCAGCGGTTCCTTATGGCAACAAAGGATACATCATTATTCATAATGGTCAACAGTTAGAAAAACTTTGCAGAACTGAATCTTCTGCACGAAAGTATATCAATGATCATAAGAAAGGTAAGAGTGTAGCACAACTGCCCGTTGACTGATACTGGGCCCTGTAAAGTGTCCTAGTAGTGTAAGACGCATCTACTCTATGCCTCGCGCTCGCAAGCAACCCACTGATGTTGTTGCTGTTGCTCCCGAAGTTTCTGCCCCACAGGCACTGATTACTCGGGAACAATACTTCCAAGACATTCAGGTTCGCTGGCAAATCCATCAGTATGAAGTCAACAAACTTCGTGAAGATGTGATTAAGTTCACTCAAACTGTTTCTCCTTATGTGAAGCAAATTGTGACCTTTACTAAACAACTGACTGCTCGCCGTGTGGCAGTCTGAAAACTGACTCTGAGGACTTGCAATGTCCTCTTTTTTATGCCATACTAAGATTATGCAAAACAAACACATCTCCCATCCTGAAGATGAGATCCTGACGGGTAATCTGTCGGTTCTTGATTGGTTCTCTGAGGTTGATAGCTTTATCAGCGTCAAGATGGATGGTGCTCCTGCAGTATGTTGGGGAGCCAATCCTTCAAATGGAAAGTTTTGTGTGGGCACAAAAAGTGTGTTCAATAAAGTAAAGATTAGGGTTGCACATTCTCACGAAGAGATTGACCAGTTTTATGAAGGTAAAGTAGCAGATATTCTGCATCTGTGTTTTGAGTATCTGCCTCGCACCAAGAACTTCTATCAAGGTGATTGGATTGGAGCGGGTGGTTCTCAAGAGTATAAACCCAACACCATTACCTATAAGTTCCCTGAGATTGTTCGCCAGGAGATTATCATTTGCCCTCACACTTACTATACTGGTGATCGACTGCCTGAGATGGTAGCACACCCTATCACCAGCAAGTTTGTGAGCACTAAGACTGTTCTGTTTGTGCAACCTGCAGTGTCCCTGAATCCTTATCGTGAGGATCTGGAGGATGTGTGTAAGTTTGCCAAGCAAATGAGCACCCTATGTGAGTTTGTGTCCGATCGCAAGGCATCACAAATCAAAAAAGAGATCAATGCCTGCATCCGTGAGCAAAAGGTCGTGGATGAAAATGAAATTGCAGAAAAATGTGATTGTGACATTAACCTGCTGCGACTTCACAAACTCGTTGCATCTATCAAGGTAGATTTGTTCATGTTCATTCACGAAGAGGATGATATTGAGTGCTCTATTGGTGATGATTTAAGTTTCCACGAAGGTTATGTCATCCATAACCAGTTTGGATCTTACAAAGTAGTTGACCGTGAAGTATTCTCTCACCATAACTTTGTAACTCCAAAGACCTGGGGTTGAGTAGTGGGCCCTGTAAAGTGTCCTAGTAGTATGAGCAACACTAACTACAACGGAAATCCTTACACTCAACAGGTTCTCGATAAGTGTCGAGATCTGCCCAAATCTTCTGCTTCAAAGCATACTTTTCCTCTGACGATTGGTGCTCGAACCTATCACACTGAGGAACAATATCAGGAGGCACTTGCTGACTTTCTCAACGGATATTGATTGAAGATGATTTATACTTCACCTCTCACCTCTAAAGTCTACGACATCGTAGAGACTTCCCATACACGAAATGCCTGGGATTCACAAGGCAATCTGACACCTTATGTTCAATCTGTCTTTGACATTTACTATCAAGGTCAGAAAGTACAGTTTGCATTAACTGCTGAAGGTGTTGCAGATAGTGTTGCACATCTTGAGAATCCTGGTCCTGATGTATCTTCCCGCTTCGACTGATGGCACAAAGACTCACTTTCAAATCACCATCTAAAGTGAAAACAATTCTCCTCATTTTTGCTGTTGCCTTTATACTCTCACCAGGAGTTCGTAACATTACCAGCAACACATTGCACACTGTTGCCGACATTATTTCTTCCAATGATTGAGACTAATTTCTTTATTTTGAACGGCAACAATTTTATACTGAAGCCTCAGAGCACGGTATGAATATCGACCATTATCTGATGGAGTTTTGTGATGTTGAAGGACCAATGGTTGAAGTTGGTAATGATTAGTGGGCCCTGTAAAGTGTCCTAGTAGTATGAGCAACACCCCAACCATGATCGACTTTCCCACACTACAATCCAAGGATGGCACAATGATTGTTGGTTTCTATCCGATTGAGCATTGTTCCAACTATACTCTCAAGGTTCTTTCTTGGAAGGGTATTGATACAATCTCTCAGAAGTGCATCACCAAAAAAGATGCAATCCGCGAGATCAATGAGAGAATCGCACTGGATTATGTGATCACTGGTGATAACATTAACCTGGTTCAAGAGTATAACTTCATGCAAGGTGCTTGCTGATGAATCAAACAATCGTCAAGCTTTCTCTGATTAAAGTAAAGAATCGTTGGGTGAAGGTTTATACTGAAAAGCAAAAGAAGCAAAAGTCCTGGAGTGAAATTACCAGGCAGATTGATGAACTCTTTGATAAATCAATCGAAGACTACACTATTCTTCACAAACCCTTCAATGAGTATTATTGGGCCCTGTAAAGTGTCCTAGTAGTATGAGCACAACCACAATGCAAGCACAAGCAAAACCAATTATGAACTTCTACAAAGTGACTGAAGTCGAGTTTGATTTCGACTATGAAGATCTCACTCAAGAGGAGAAAGATGAGATCATTCAAGGAACTAAAGATTGTCTATGGGATTCACCTGATGGAGAAGAATGTCTTGCAGATGTGATCACAAACAATACTGGTTGGTGTATCAAATCTCTGCAGTATGATGTTATTAACTAATGGCAACCAAAAGATTAACATTTAAGACACCAGATAAAATGAGAACAATTATGCTCATTTTCATCGTTGCACTCACTCTATCACCTGGAGTTCGTAACATTACTGCGAACACATTACACACTGTTGCTGACATTATTGCACCACATGATTGAAACTGAGTTCTTTATTCTTTCTCAAAAACAATTCGATGAATGTTATACTGAAGCCTCTGAACTTGGTTTGAACATTGATCATTATTTGATGGAGTTTTGTCAGGTTGAAGGTGAAGATGTTTGAGTGACTAATGAATAGTGGGCCACTCAAAGTGTCCTAGTAGTATGACCACTGCACTTCCAACCATGAAAAAGATCGAATCCCAAATGAATGATGCTATCACTGCATCACAAGATTGGAAACTTGATAACACTGAAGTTATCAACTGCACGAATGTTTCTGATGTGTTTCTCCATGGCAATCTGATTGCTCGAATTGGCGAAACCTGGATCGAATTGTTCGATGGTGGTTATCAATCAAACACCACAAAGTCGCGTCTTAATGCTATTCTGAAAGTGCATGGATGTGATGGTGAATATGTCTTTCAGAAAAAAGGTCAGTGGTTCGTTCAATACAACGGAGCACCGATTCCTTTCTTCTCAGGTATGCGCCTCGCCTGAATCTTTCTCACTTAACTAACACAAACATCATGAACCGCACTGAACTCCAAGAATC